TTTTTGTAATAACTTCATAGTCCGAAGATGTGACTGCCCTGTATTGAGTGGAGTAATATCTTGGTGCTTGGAATTTGATCGACTCAATACTTTCTTCAGCAGCACCAAACTTAGATGTTTCTGCGACGGTTAAATCAACATCCTCAGGATCGTAATTTACCCCAAGACTATCGGTAAGAGTTGCAACGAAGGTGAATGTTGCAACGCCATTTGCTTCTGCTCCAGCAGTAACCAAATACTCAAGATCAATAACTTCACCATCACCCAGTTTTCTACCAATAACACCATCACCAAAAGTCAACTCATAACGCATATCTTCTGTTTCAGATAAAAAGTAAATTCTATCTGTAGACTTAATATTCGTAATATTTTCTACTAGATTGTAGGTATCAGAATCAGTAGTATTTTCGTTTGCTCTTACACTAACAGTTAAAGTGGATGTATCTGCATCCTCAGATGGAATTATAAATTTTTGCTTAATAAAGTTGTTTACAACATAAGAAAAGTTAATTACACTTCCTTCTTGGACTTTAACACATCTAAATTGTGCAATACCAGTTGTTTGATTTACTTCAGCGGTTCTAGACTCTAACAAATTCCAAGTATAATTACCACCAGTTGCAATAGGTCCTGCTGGAAGTGTAATATTATTTGGATATACTCCACCAGTTAATTCTGTCTGAATGTCTAGGTGAAAATATGCTGTAGAAGCAGTAGTTGATCTGGGAGTATAATTTAAAAGTTTTGCGACATTAACAACATTATCTCTAATTGTTGCTGACGAGATAAATGCCTCATTCATAGACATGTTTGCCATGAATGCACTGTAGTAACTGTTATATGCTAACAGGTCTACCATATACGACAAACTAGAGCCCTCAAAGTCATAATCTGTAAACTCAGTGCGAGTCCTCAGATATGACTTGATTGAGGCTTTAATATCCTCAAAATCTAGTGCTGTTAAATTATTGGGTTGCATTAGTATTAGGGTCTCTGTAAGACAAATTGGACAGTTTGCGTGATAGGCAGTCCGATAATTTGATATTCCAACGTCACATTAATAGAGTTACTATCATAATCTGGTAAACAATCCAAATCTGTCACAATTACACGCTTCTCATAATTCTTGATTGTATTTAGTATCTCCGTCTGAATTGCATCAATTAAAAATGGATCTAAGGGTTCAAACAAAAGTTGATACACCTTAGATCCATATCGATAATTAAAAAGTTTTTCACCAGGAGCGGTGAGCACTAAATTTTTAATTGCTTGTTTGATAGCATCGGTATCTTTTACGACACTGACATCCTTCGTAAAGGGATTTCTTACCAGATTAGTAGAAATATCCCTGAAACTTCTAGATTTCTTAAAATCTTTATTTGAAATGTCTTTTAGTGCCATCTTTCAACATAATCGTCAAAACCGCCTTTACCACCACACCATCTTGAATTTCTATCTTTTGGTGGTAAAGATTTATTTACCCTGTTGAGATAGATGTCTGATCTGGGATCAGTTATTAATGTCATTCCCGACTTAATAAAGTCGTCACTTTGATCTGGGATCGGGGAATTTGCCATTTTTTAAAAGTGCTAGATAACCAGAACTTTTAATGGGGTTGCTATCCCAGTATTATTTATCGCCCTTGACCACGATAACGCTTCTTTGCACAATTGCGACTAGTAGCAGAATACTTTGTATTCTTGCTAGATCCCTGTCGAGTAGTTTTGGGTTTCGACTCAATGATCTTCTTACCGCTAAGACCAACTTTTGCTTTTGCCATAATTAAACTCCAATAAGTACGTTTACTGCTCCAGTAGCAATTAAAGATAAACATGGTGGACCCAAAGGATCCGCCGTCCGACAAACTCTTTTACCATTTATGAAAACAGATTTTGTAGTAGCAGTTGCTTTTCGGATATGTGCGCCGCCGCCTGCAGCATCTTCAGCACATAAAGTTGAGACTGGGCAAGGTTTTGGTTTTGGTGGCTCATTGCAACTGAATACCACTAATTGTGTGCATTTTGGTGATGGGTGATTTACTAAGAGATCTTGATCCGTGATGGGTATTTGACCATTAACAACCACATTCACAACTGCTTGCATAATATTCAGAGGCAGTTGTGCAAATGGCATCCACATCGCAGTTGCATTCATAGCAGCAAGCGGTTTTTTTGGTACTGCTATGCAAGGAGTGCCACAAGGCACTGTAGCATGAATTGTCAATGGAATGCAAATACCATGTCCAGAATCTTTACCCATGTAAAGACCACAGGGAAGTCCAGGTGTCGGCGCTGCCATATTATAACTTACCTCCCGCTAAACGTCAAATGGATTACCGAATGCATTAACTGCCGCTGCATAAGTGTTTGCTGCTTTAGTAAGATTATTTAGTATCCTCATACTACCAGAAGCACTCCAATTTTCACATCCAGGACCAAGCATAGGAGTTATACTGTAAGAATAACTATAGGTGACTGTTTCTGTCTGCTCTACGCCGTTTTCGTCCTCATATGTCTCCTCCTCATCATTAGTGGTCGCAGAGGACCCTGCAGGGGGAGGACAGAGGTTTACAGGAGGGTCTGCGGTCGGATCATACAGGTGATCACAACCACTCTCCGCAACATTACATCCAATAGTGACATTGATTGATGTCTCAGAGTTGCCATCAGCACGGTATTGATTAATCAAATACTTGGTATAAGTAGATGCTCTTGGCAATTCCACAAATCTACGCATAGTAGTCTCAATTAGAGTAGCATCATAGACAGCAAAGTCAGGAACTTGCTTTTGTGTAATAGCATTAAATCCAGTATCCATGTCTTTATTCAATTGCACGGCAATATTATTGAATGCTTCCTGATCTTCTTTTGATGCTGGTGCGTCTGGTGGCATCTTCATGGCATAATCATCGTAAGTTGCACGCAATGCATCCACCTTTTCCTTCTTATAAAGTCTCTGAGGTAATGGATCGCGCCTCCTTGCATCAGGATCAGTCAAAAGATCTCCATTATTGACTGGTACTTCAACAGTTTTCCCAATATAAGAGTCTTTTCTCTGCTCCTCGGACAATTTACCCGCATTACTATTCAAATATTCATCAATTGTTGTCGAATATTCACTAACATTCCGTGCTTGCTCCAAATATCTTTCATAATTTTGCTCCGATTCAGGCAAATCCTCTCCAAGTTGAATAATTTCCGTCTTATAAAGACCCTGAACGTATATTCCTGGTGGATCTGATGTCGTGTATCCACTACCACGACTGATAATATCCACACTAGTGAGCACTCCTGCGGTAAAAATACCCTTCACCTTTGCCTGTTTGCCGCTTTGGATAGGTGGAGGGACTACAACTAACTCAATATCAGTGCCAGTTTTGTCCATTCCCGCGCCACCATCAACAATAGTCACGCTATCTAAGGTGCCATTAACAATATTTGCGGTTATCTGAGGTTGAATAACGGTATTATAGATGTCTGGAGATCCAGGATCAACGGAATATGTGGTAAATTGAATAGATTTATCAAAAAATTCATACAGACCGATCAAACATGCGCGGTCAGGTATACCAAAACCACTCACTACAGTGATAATATGGTCACGATCTGAGGTATATTGCGTATCTTTTGCAAAATCATCACCATCTCCATCAAGATAAAGCACATGATGTTGGAAATTCTCCAAATCTGTATGAAAAGTTGCGGTAATTACATGCCCATTAATGGTGTCACCAGCACGAAGAATGTCAAATCCTTCCTGACTACTCACTGTAGAGTAAGGACCAACACCACTGATCTTCAAAGTAATAGAAATTGTGTCTGTGCTTGCATCATCATGGGTATGCACATACTCTAAAGTAAAGGTATCATTGACAGCATAATTCAATCCACGCTGCATTAACTCCATCAATTCCCATCTTGTGCCTGTAATTACTGCAGGAGTCTGAGAAAAATCAATTTCAGGTTTGATTTTTACCTTTATCTTCAAATCCTGTTTATTACCAGATTCAAAAACAGCACCTTCATAGATTTTAATGACCTCAAAGGTCTCATCCTCTGCAAGAATCCATGGATTTTGAGTTGTGACTATAGGATCTCCAGTATAAGTTGCATCATTCCAAACGTCCTGATCAATATTATCTGGCGCATAAACAAAATTAAGGTCATTTACACCATTAGGAAGCTCTGTAGATAGTTGATTGTATGTAAAAACTACCTTATTGCTGTTGGTGCCAATACCATAGATGAGAGGATATGGTGCATCAGGATCTCCAGTTTCATCACCACTAGGCACAGTGTAACTGCAAAATGATTCTGTAGGAGTGCAGAAGAAACTTTCGCAAGGAATACAACGAGTAGAAGACTCTTCAATCGTCGTTGCAGTGCCACCAGGAGGGACTGTCTGCCCTGCAGGAGTGCCACTACGAGTCTGAGTCTCAATACGGTAGCAAGGAGTGCCTACAGTGCCTCCATCGGCACCCATATCATACAAATAGATAAACCATGTGTCACTCTCCATTACGTTAAATGAGAGTGATCCAGGACGATAATCGAAGACAAGATTCGCACCACTAATTGCTTTTGAATCTTTTCCACAATTAGCAGAAGAATCCAGACTAAAAGATGGATCAGGATTATAATAACTAGGTGATCCTCCTCGACCAGTAGTAGTATCAACAACGGTCGAAGGATACATTACTGCACCACGAGGTTTTTCATTAATATTTGCATTGTCATATTCTAGTGCAGGATAAACATCATACAAAAGAATCTTTGCACGATCTGCATCTCCAGGAATACGAGCAGCACAATGATTAGTTACATTTCGTCCACCGAAACGTGATACAGTTGAATTAATATCGCCGTCAGTGTGGCAGGACATGTTTCTCTAATTCCTCTAGTTTGTTGTAAATGATATCAAGATTATCCTTGATACTAACGTGGTCTTCTGAAAATAAAGGTTTGTAGACTACCTTATCAAATGACACATATTCATTATTTGCTTCTACTAAAGCAGTTACTACATTCTCAACGGTGGCAAGACGATCATTGAGTGTCAAGATACAATCATTGAGTTTCTTAAGTGCTTCAGCAATATCAACAAAGTTGGCATCAATTTCCTTAAGGACCTTGTTTTCGTCTTCAGTCATACTTTAAGTGTAAACGCGGTGGACTGTGGTTTCGCTGTGGTCGCGCTGGACATCATTCTTCAACTTTCCTGAGAGTAAAACTCTGAGTGACATCATCAACCTCGAATTCTAACTCATCTCCGATGGTCCATCCAAGGTCTTCACAGACATCATCAGGAATTGGAAGAATTAATTCCCCAAACTCATCCTCTTCGATAGTGATAGTGAATCTCTTGGACATAGTTTACAACCTATTATTAATTTGTGGATTATCTGACGGATTATCTAGTTTCCATTCCTCCCATGCTGCTAGGACATCATTAGCGTCCTTTGTCAGTCCAGCACTGGTGCAATAGTCAGCACAGGCATAAATGCGAGGATCCAGGAATCCCTCATGTCTCAGAATTACTTCAAGGCACCAAACACGGTCGTCTTGACGGTCTTGGCGAATTTTCCAATCCATAGTAAAAAACCTCTGAGGGCGAAATTTTGCTGGGAAATTTTTTTTATATAGGCTGAAAGTCGATCGATCGTTATATCTCGGTCGCCTGGGAACCTTTGTAGGTTAGGGTAGTGGCCGTTTTTTATATTTAAGGGGGCTAATTTAACTGCCCAAAGTATACTTTTAAACTGTCGCTAAGTATAAAGAAAGGGGGGACGATTAACTCCCCCCAAGTATAACCTAGAAAGCGATCTCTGTCAAGGTAGGAGTAGAGATTGCTGCGTAATGTGCAGCGCAGTCGTTGATGTTTTCTTGAGTAATATCTTCGACGATAGTATCAAGAACCTCCAGCAGTTGATTACCATTACCAGCACGATTGAGCAGGGAAAGGATCAGAGACTTGGACATGAGTTTGTGTTAGTTAGGATGAAGGATTGAGCAGTTTTAAGTCATACTCAGGACTGTGTAATCTATCAGGCGAAGATGTAACCGTTAACGAAATCTTGGGTCACATTGTTGTCACGAATATACCACTGAAAGTCTTTCTGAAAGATACCATCAGTGACACTATTGCAGAAAGCATTGATCAAAGAATTGAGGCGAGATTTGGTGGTATTGGATTGCCAACCGC